ATATTACCATAGTATTTCATAACTTTCACCCCATTTTGAATTTATCGGTGCAAATTTAAAGAATTGTGTGTTGTTTCTAAATTAGGCGTTAGATTTAAGTTTCAAGCTGCCGAGACCGTAAGTACGTGTGATGACATTTTCATCATTCGTAGCTGTGATCTTAATCTTCTGATTCTTATTAGCGATTCTGATAACAAGGTATCCATCGTCAACAGTAACGGGATTGCCTTCGCTGTCGCCGCCAATAACTTCTGCTTTGATAACTGCAGTAGCTAAAGGAGTAGCGGAAACATCAATTGCTAAGAAGTTACCAGACTGTTTGTCTACGTCTCCTGAGTATCCAGTATAACCGGTTACATAACGTAATGTACCAAGGATCTGCTGGACTGAAGATCGTCTACTTCTTTACCATATCTTGTTGTGCTGGGATCAGTAGGTGTTACTGTAAGTGTAACGTTTACTGCAGCTTCAAGAATAATAGCAGAGTAAGGCTTAACAAGAGCGCCAGACATTCTGGTTTCCATTAAGTATTTCTGCTGGTTGTAATCGATATCGAAATCGTCGAACATGTTGATCTCGCCACCCTTATCTGTACCAACCTTGTAGTCAGAAAGGTTAACGATAATACCCATAAGTTCTCTTGTTTCGCCCTTGTCATCTCTTACGAGACCTTCCATAACCGGAACGGGAACGATTTCTTTAACACGAAGCTTAGTTCTGAGCTTCTCTTCGGTATCATACATAGGACGTCCCATGTTATCCTCAAGAAGAAGCATATCTGTAAGGAGATCTTCTGTACAGAAGAGTGAAGGGTTACCTGAACCTCTGTAATCCTTACGTGCTTTGATAGCTGCACGGATAAATGTCTTAGCCTTTGTATCTGCTGATGCATTAGCTGCCACATCAACTGTCTTCTTAACAACGAAGAGTTCTTCCTCTTTCCAGATAGGACGAACGTTAGCTTCTTTGATCTTATCATCAGATGAGTTAGGTCTTCCATCACCAACAAGGATTGCACGAGCAATTTCCTCGTCCAGCATTTCTCTCATCTCTCTCTTGATCATTGCAACAACGTCAAAGTCCTTGATGTCCAGAACGTCATCACGATCAATCTTCTGTTTCTTGTAAATGGTTGTAGGCTCGGTCTTTCTCTTGAGCATCGTGAATACTTCTTCTTTCTTCAAGTTGCCCTTAATATAACCTTTAGCACGAGCCTCATCCTCTGTAATATCAGCGAATAAGGATTTAATTCTGCTGAATGCTGAATGAGATGTACCGGAAATAACTTTGCTTACCCAGTCATCTTTTCTTTTAATAAACTGAGGATCGCCCTCATTAAGTTTAGCATCCGGGAACATGTAATCAATGTTCTCAATACCATAATCATCTGTATGAGCAAGAACAGAAGCTCTTAAAGAGCCAAGTGTCTTTGCATCGCTGAACATATCTTCGATTTCGCTGTGTTCAAGAATATGGATGTTTTCACCATAGTATCCATCGAAATCATTCTCAAAAGCGTTATGCTGTACCATATCGTCTTCGTCTCCTTCGTCGTATTCTTCGTCATCGTAACCCATTTCTTCGTCATATGCATCGAGAGCATTACTAACTGCTTCGTCTACGATAGCATCTACTGCTGCCTGCTGTTCTTCAGTCATTTCGTCATAAACGTCACCAACTGTTCTATCTGCCATTTCTTCTTCCTCCTGTGGCTCTTCTTCATAATCTTCCTCGTCTTCATAATCATCTGAATGAACGAGAACAAATTCTGTATCTATAGGTTCGTTAAAGCACATCTGTGCTGACCACTCGTCTTCAGCATCATCATCGCTATGCATTAATACATTATCGATATATGCTTTGGGATTTGCTGAAGCAAGTACTAAACTAACCTCTCTAATTACACCATGATAAACATCTCCGGCTTTCTCTTTAAGTTTATTAGCATAAATAGAAAGTGATGCAATATCACCGTGCTTTACACGTTCTTTAGCAGCCTGTCCTTCATATGAGTCATTAAGATAACCATATGCATAGATACCTTCATCTCTTTCTTCAAGATATGCATGCCCAAGAACTGAGTCAAGATTCTTATGATCATGATTGTAAACGATAGGAACCCTCATGCCATTCTGGCCAGCGAAAGCACCCTTTCTCAAAGTACGACCATCACCACACTTGACATCATAAACTGTCGCCCAACCACCAAAGTCAGGCTTTCTCGCAAGGTTTAATCCCATTTTGAAAAATTCTCCTTTCTTCAATAATTTTGATTAGGATCATAATCTTCTTCATAGTATCCATCAATATCCTGACCATTTACATTAATATGTTCCTGATCTTTTGCTTCAGAAATGTTAGCATTCTTAAGCTCATCGGCTCTAGGATCCTGAGAAGGTACCATACCAATAGCCTGTCTAACTTCGTTTGCAGTCATAATAGTATTTCTAGTAAACTTATCAGCAAGTTCTGCAACCGAACTAATCGGAGCAAGCTTGAATGGATCTCTAAAGTACATAATTGACTGTCCCTGAGTTCTGGCAGTTTTGGTTAAGAATTTTCTTCTCATTTCCTCGACTATACAGTTCATTATTGGTTCTACAGTTCTAGAATAATAGTTATTCATAGTTTTTTCATCTGCAGTGCCATCAAGAACTCCTGGAGTCATGGTTAACTGTTGATAAAGTTGTTCGGTAAGATACTTAACCTCGTCAATAATTCCATTATCCAAAGGTCTATTTAACTGTATAATCTTTTCCGTGCCATCGGAATATGCTATACCATGAGGAGAATTTTCAAGTTGATTTTCGAGATTTTTAACTCTCTCTTCAGCTTGTCTTTGCTTCATTTCATTACGAGTTACATAAGGTAACTGAATGACCATGTTTAGTTTATTAGAATTCTTCTTTTCATCGATAGAATCCAACAAACTTAATTTTCTTGAAAGTCTCCTAGCAGTAGAATTTGTATCATTCATAACTGCATAAAAAGGATTTTCAAGTATAGCGGAAGTGGCTTTTGCTGCCCAGATTTCTTCTTTCTTACCAGTTCTTTCATTATAGCATCTTACTTTTATATAAGAAGGTTTCCATTCTATGATTTTACCAACTCTTAAAGAATATATGTTAAATGCTCCTGTTATAGGGTTAGAACTAGTATCAATAGGTATCACAGCCGTTGTTCCATCATCGAGCATTGATAATACAATATCTTCTATTAATCCTCTACCAGTCTGATCGATATTTGCTTCAATAGTTAAACAGTCGTCTAATGATGATTTAACATATGATGCAAATCTATCAGAATCGTCGAGTTTTACATGACGAATATCAATTGATGCACAATCTACTGCAATTCTATTAATTATAGAAGTAATAATATTTCTATCATTACCACAAGAAACTTTTATAACATCCGGTTTGTAGTAGTAGCTAAAACCTCTTTCTTCCTGAACTTCCTTTTCAGTAGGATCTTTATTCATAAAAGCGTTCCAAGCGCTCTTAAGACGATCTTTAATAGGGTTCATGTCCTACTCCTTATTTTTTAGCCTGTCTGGCCATCATTCTCTTATAGCTTTCAGAATTAGTTGTCTGAACATTAGCATTAGGATTGTTTTTAATTCCTTCAATAACAGCATTGGTCTTCTTATATGTATTATAAGCATTACTTTCAATTTTACGCTGTCTATTTTCTGGAGTTTTTCTATTTGCTCCATATATTGCTGCTCCACCTATTGCTGCTAATGCTGCAGCTGCTGTGGCTGCTCTAGCTATCTGTTTTCTTTTCTGAGCTTTGTATTTATCGCCATAAGTATCCTGCATATACTTTTTATGTTCAGATGCTATAGTCTTATTTCTTGCTATAGAATCTTTAAGACCCTGTGCATTAAACTTTGTAGCTTTTCTAACAGCATAACCAGGAAGGCCTAATAATCTTGAAGATCCTTTATCTAATTTTGCAGGACCGGAAAATGTTTGCTTAACCGTATCTTTTATCATACGATTTCTCATTTTTCTAACATCCTGTTTCATATTGTAAGAAGATTTTAAACGTCTTCCACCCATACCGTATCTTTTTCTTCCGGCTTCTGTAAGGTCTCCGTTTTCATTCTGATATCTTCTGATACCCCACTTCATGCCTTTGATACCATGATGCATTAAATATGCTTCAGCCATGATAGTTATCTCCTTTCAATTAACTTAATCTAGTTCCGCCTTCATTTGCTGAAGAAAATAACTTTTTACCCTCATTTTGAATTTTCTTGGGTTCTTCATCAACTTTCTGCTGATCTTTAATTTCTTCAATAACTTCAGGATCGGTAAAATTCTTTTTTGCCATTTAATTATCCCTCCTATTTTTTCTTCTTGTTCTGATTCTGTTGCTGATCATAATATGGATCATTCATGTATGAATTGTAAGCTTTCTTTACATATGGATTATTCATAGCCGATCCAACAGTGTTGATAGCCCCATTAATTCTACCAACTGTAGAACTAACTGTTCCTGCTACAGCCGCTGCTCCAGCTACAGGAGCCCAAACTTTCTTAGCAGCACCTTTAATACCAGTATTGCTTTTGTATTCTCCTTGTTTTCTAGAACCATAGCTTCTATTTGATTCTCTTAATCTTGCAGCTTTATAAAGATCATTAACACCTGTATCCGGATCTTGACCTTTAGCTCTAAATGCATCTCTTAATTTAGATTCATTATTTGTAATAAATCTAGCATTATCCTTCATCTTTTCAATATTAGAATCACTAAGAATATTTCCTGAAAGAATTCCTTTACGTTCATTAGAACGTTCTGTTCTTGCGGCTTTTCTTTCTATTCTATTAGTAACTCTATTTACTTTAGCATTAGTAAGTTTAGCTTTATCATTTCTTCTAGCTTCTCTAAAATTCTTAGAAACGCTATCAAATTTATTAGCAAAAGACTTATTAATCTTAGCCTGAGCATTATTCCTAAATCCTTCATTCTTAATTTTACTAACTTTAATTGTTGATTTAAGACCTCTTACACCACTAATTGCTAAATCTTTAACTCCACCTAAAGCTGCTTTTACAGTCTCTGGATGCTTTAACGCATATACACCACCCGCCGTTAATGCTGCAGCACCTGCAACTCCGGCTCCTATGGCGAGACCTTTCTTAATTTTTCTTATCTTTTCTGCTCTTTCTTCATCAGTAATCTTTTTACGATTTTGTTTAACACCTTGAGAATATCTTCCTCCAGTTGCTTTCTTTTCAGCAGCGCTGTGATCAGATGGATCAAGAGGGTAAGGCGGACCATTTCTTTTGCCCCACTTCATACCCTTAATACCATGATGAGCGAGAGCAGAATGTGAAATATACACATATCTAGTCATGGTT